ATGCCTTCTTGATCAGCCAGATGCCTCTCGGATTGAGGACCTTGCCGTCAACGATGGTGAGCATCTTGTTGACCCACTCGTTGCGGTCTTCATCGAACCACCGTCTCATTCCGAACTGCATGTTGGTGTTGCTGGCGCATTCATTCGGCTGCCAGAAGATGCCGATCACGTCGCCCTGCGATGCGGTGTCGAAGTCCGCAAGGATGTCCGGCTCCACGAGAGAGATGTTTCTGCCGAAGAATCTGCCGTCCGGGAATCTTCCGTCGCCGTCTTCTGTTTCAAGGCCCGTTGCCTGGCGGAAGATCGGGTTGTTGTTGCTGTCGGCCATCGTCTCCAGATAGGATTCGACGGTCGATGAGGCGAAAATGAACTCGCCTGCCCGGTAACCGAGCGGGAGCTTGCTGAAAAATTTCTTTCTCCACGCCGTCCAGTTGTTGATCTCCGCAGCCGTCAGCGTGACCGTGTTTACGACCCTCGGATCGTTCAGGATACCGCGCATCTGGCCGTCGCCCGATCCGCTGACGATTCCTTCGTCCATCGCCTGCATGTATGCGATAGCGATGACCCTGGCGATCTCTGCTTCGAACGCATCCATCGTGAC